ATCCAGCTCTAGCCTTGCTGTGTTCTTACACTCAAAGAGATAGGTCTGCCCTGCCACTACCACCACGACATCGCCTTCGTCATCCTTACCAGCAAGCCTTAACCTCTCAGCATTGAAGCCAAGTTTGCGAAACCACTTGATGATATCTATCTCAAAGGCTGCACCTTTGGTCTTGTTATACTTAGGGCTTGCCATCTAGTTTCACTTTGTTAACTTTGTAATGTAGATTACCATCTTGTTCTTCCACTTCCACAATACCGGACTCAATAAGTAGACTAGCAAAGCCAGCAAAATCTTGTTCCAGTTTCTTGATTTTATTTTTGACATAGTTTATCTCCGTGTTAGCCAAGCCAATCAACCGCCTCTTTGATTCCTTCTTCTAGTGATATCTTCGGTGTGTAAAACTCCAACAACTTTGTGTTATCAGAGACTCTGTGCATACAACCAACCGGCTTATCAGGGTTGGTCTTGATCTCACCTGCATATCCAACTGCACTCATACACATCTGAGCTAGTTGAATGAATGAAGTCGAACGACCTGTACCTAGATTGATAGGGCCTTGTATGTTCTCCTCCACTGCAGTCAGAACTGCATTGACCACATCAGCCATATGGATGAAGTCTCTGGTCTGTGTGCCTGGACCCCATACCTCGAATGGATTCTGTCTTTCTATGGCACGCTTGACGTACATTGGGAACGGATAGGTCAGGTCTTGATCCCATCCATACCCAGAAAATGGCCTAAAAATATGGACATTTGGTACAAATTGGGACAAATATTCCCCTGTTAACTTGCTCCAACCATAGGTCATATCAGGCATATCAAGCCATTCAAAATCAATATCGCCCTCAGTTAAACGATAATCAGGATCATTTACTTGTAAGCTGGTTGGATACGCAGCACTAGATGAGAAGTAAACTACCTTATGTGGCTTAGTCTTTAAGCACCACTGAAAGAACTCACTATCAATAGATAAGTTATCAGCAACTGCAAGTGGTCTACCTTCGATAGACTCACGTCCACCAACGATAGCTGCAAGGTGGATAACCAGATCGTACTGCTTATCCTCACGCTTGAAGAAGTCTCTACAGTCATTACCATTCTTCAAATCAATCAGCGTTAGGTTATGACCTTGCAGTTTATTAACAAAGTATCTACCAACAAATCCGTGACTACCGGTTATTAGTACGTCCATCATTCCCCCAGTCATACATATAAGTTACGTGCCCTGTCTCTTGTATAGCCATATCTCTATCGGGCTGATAGACATAGACATCATTCTCATCTAGCGCACAACCGATGTGACACATAGACGATAGCCTTTTGCGTTTGATTATCCGCTTCTCACTTGGTGGTGATGGCTGATAGTTGTAATACTCATCGTGCACCAAGCAATCACCTGCAATATGTGGATAGAACATACCAGTCATAAAGTTCTGGTCTGCCATATACTCATCTCGGAAGTCGTGCTGAGTAATCAACTGGTGCATTAGGTTACCCCACTTCTCAGTTTTCATAGCAAACATACCAGCACTAATAAGATAACCGTGACCTGTTGGATGATCCCTGATGATATGAAAACCAAACTTACTATCCATAAACTCTTGGTGTGCCTCAGCTTCACGCAAGGATAACCTTGCATCCACATCTCTCGATAGCACCACGTCCACACCCATATCTACGCAAGCCATAAAGCGCCAAGTCCTAGCGATATTATCCTCTGGCTCATCCACTTTGATTAACTCAACGTGTGGAAATATGTTAAGTGTAGATAGCACCCATCTAGGTACGCTCCTACCGTAGTAGTAACGAACTGTGAAACCAGGAAAGAATCTCTGTGCCAACTCTGCATTCTTGATAGCGCCAACTAAGAAGCGCATCTGATTGCCATAGAGTGAGTAAGAGATTACCTGCTTCATAGTCCTACGGAAGCCTTAATCTTTGCAAACTCTGCATCCCAATCCTCAAGGATGTAGCGATGTAACTCCGCTCTATCACCATCAGCTACCTCGTTAGAGTTGGCTTCCATATACTGCTGATCCCAACCTACCTTACCGGCAACTGGATGTAGGTGTTCTATGATTACCTTATCGAAATACCAAAGTGAATTAAGTTCCTTACCCAATATCATCCAGTAGTTATCCATATAAAGATGCACTAACTTAGGCGGAGCCATATAACCAACAGCCTTGATGATGTTGGTTGACATCATAACTGCAGTAGCAAGGCGTTGACCTTGCAGTAGGTCGTTGCCATAGGCAAGACCATAACCTTTGCTTGCGATAGCACTAGATAGATACTCATCCCAATTAGGTGTCTGCACCAAGTGGTCATCACCTAAGAAGTAGATGGTCTCATACTTATCTGCATACTTACTGGCAACTAGATTAAGTGTGCCATTCATACGCAAACGTGGGTTCACCTCATAGGTAACACCATCTAATCGTGGGTATAAATCTGCTTGGTCATCGTCAATAGCGATGATGAAATCGGACATCACGCTATGTTCTTTGAGTGCGTTGATGCAGCGCTCTGCATTCTCTGGCCTACTTCTAGTAGGCAGAATAACTAAATTAGTATTCATCATCCATTTCCTTCTGGCTCCAATGTGGTTGCGGTGCTATGTAGTGGTTCAAGTTTATATCTGTTATCTGGCAGGCAGCGTAGTTAGCATTGAACGACACGTAGTCCTGACCATTGGCTGAGTTAGGACCAAACCGGTTCTTAACTGCAGATGTTTTAAGTACCTTGGCAAATGGATCATAACCAAGTGTGAGTATCAGACTAGGTAGCTGACTGACCTTACCGTGGATTGCTCTACGTGCAGGCGGCATAGTGCCATCGCCATATTCACTAGCCTCAGATACGTGGTGTAGCACCAAGACACAAGCCTCAGTGTTACGGGCTAGGTCGTGCAACTCCATCATAATTGCACGAAGCCCTGCCCATTCGTTGTCGGTCTCTGCCGCAACATTCATAAGGTTATCTACTACTATCAATTCTGGTGGAATACCATAGAGTTCCTGGTATGCCTTGACTTCCAACTCGATGTCATCTAATGATGGTGATGAATCGAATACCCACTGGATGTGCTTCATCTTATCGAAGGCATCATCGTAGTAAGTATTCTTGACATCCAAGTTTTGCTCAACTGTTATCTGTGCGTGACCTGAGATATGTGATGCAGCTCGGATCATAACCGTAGTTACATCCGTGTCTGCTGAGAAGAATAAGGTTGGTACTTCTGCCTTCATTGCATAGACAAGTGCGAACATAGACTTACCAGCGTTAGGTGCAGCAGCGACCATACATAACTGGCCACGTCTGAACCTAATCTGCTTGTCCTTCAGCGTCTTCCAAACATCAGGCAACGGAGTAGCCTTAGTGGTAACACCACTCCACGCCCTAGTTAGACTAAGCAACTTTTTTCCTTCTCAATCTTTTGATACGAGTACGTTGATTGCCATTAGTACCACCCCAGATACCGTGCTCTTCGTTGGCTAATGCCCACTCCAAGCATTCAGTTTTATGGGTGCATAAACTACAGATACTAATTGCCATTCTTGCTACAGAGGTCTCATTCTTTTCAGGATAGAAGAACTCTGTTCCTATCTCAGCGCAACGGGGTTCCTCATAATGCCAAGGACCCCTCATAAATTATCGGATAAAGACAGGTTGGCATTGGTCAGGTGTGCCCTTAGGTGATGGACAGAACCATCCCTTCCAAGGACCCTTTGCTCCAGTGCCTGATTTCAATGTCATATTACCGTGCTTGCACATCTTGTCTGCAGCGATTTCCACAGCACCAAGTTGTGTTGTCATATTGGCAATCTTGCCTGCAGTGCTGGTGTTAGCACCAAGCTGTGTGGCAGTAGCCAAGATTAAAGTTGATAGGTCTGATACAGATGTAAGCAACGCCTCTAGGTGTGCTTGATCCTTTGCATAGACGTTGACCAATGTGCCATCAGGTAACTTGTAGTTAATCTGTAGCGCAGTTGATTCGGGTGCAGCCATTACTTTCCTCCAGTTTGTTTGATAGTCAATCGCGTTGACTCTTTGCCTTCTTTATATGGAATTGTTATGCCGGCATCTTCCAATGCCTTTGTATCTACGGTCTTACGACCTGCCACGTTAGTCCAGTTGATTGCAAACCCTGACTGCGTGATACCTGCGATGCCATTGAGTTCATCCTTCAATGAATCCTTCTTGGCTTCCAGTTCTTTTATCTGTTCATCCAGTTGCAGATAGAGCATCGCTGCCCTATCCGCATCCGGATTGTCAATGACATCTAACTCAGTCACGTTCCCATCTTTTTTTTTAAGACCTACGCAACCTATATCCCCACTGGCGTCGTAATACTTGCAATAGAACTTACAATAGTTCTCATCGCGTTCGGGAGCCGGTGCTTCATTAGTGTCTTTGATTGCAGCTAACCAGTTCAGAGCTTCCTCTGCAATGGTCGCATCATAAGGTTCTGAGTGAACTTTGATGTCTCGCTCATCACCATCGCGTGGTATGGCTACCAAGTTAACATTAACGGGCTTCCCCTTCCCGCTCTTTTCAAGTAGGTAACCATAAACCTGAACCTGCCAACGCTGTTGGGTGGATGGGAAGTAAGAAAGGTTATTCTTCTTCACCGTCTTCCAATCAACAACATCACCAGTCTCAGGAATCCATAAGTCGATATGTGCTTTCATATCGCCGTATTCAACTTCTTGTTCTACAACATACTTCTTGCCTTCAGGATCTGCCTTCCTGATTGCCTCTTCAATAGCAGCGTGAATTGCTGTACCCATAATGGCAGCAAGTTTCATCTCATTGTTATTGGTCTCAGGTTGGTCATTTAACCTAAAGAAAACCTTACGTCTGCAACCACCAAGTTCTGATGGGCCTATCTGCACCTGCTTGCTACGTGCTCTTGAGTTCTCCTTAGCGTGGAGTATCTCTACTAAAAAATCTTTCATTTATTCTTCTCAAGTCTTTCGATGTAATCCCAAACTAAATCCACTGATCTAGTGACACCTTCGTTGATACCTGATAGGTATGAGTCCTCGTTGCTGGTTCCGTATGGATTGAAACTTACTTTGCTATCTTTCAAATCCTCAAGGATTTCATTTAATAATTCTAACTTAGCTATCCGTCTTGTCTTGTACATCGTCTACCTTTCTAGCGGGAGGAATATTCTGCATCGGATGTGATGGAATGTCAACAATCTCTTCAGGTTCTTTGTAACCGAATATCCATTCCACTAAACGTGGGTTGTCTCTTAGCACATCGACCACGTGGAAACCTACTATGTCGCAGACTTCCTCCAAATCAAATCGCTTGCGATTGGTAAGTGGTGACTCCTCAACAATAGCGTGGGTAATCTCGTGCATAAGTACACGCACCAGCTTGTCCTCTTGTAGTCGATGACGAATGCTGATCTTGTTGGAACCTGCGTCAGTTACACCCCAACTATCCTCATCGGTGTGGTTGTAGTCAATCTTATATTTCTGTCCAAATATCTTGACTTGGTAGATGCGTGCCATAGACCTATCGTAGCACCCGCGTGTATTCGGCGTGTCGTAAGACACGCTTGGTGGGGTTTGAGTATAATTGCGAGCGAAGCGAGCAGAAATACTAAAGGGCCTGGCGGCCCTGATAAGGCCCTTTATCCAGCTTGGGGTTTCCGTCTACCAACCCTGCAAAGAAACAGGACAGATGATACCAGACAAGTTCGCCTCAGACTTACGGGATCTTGGTCCAACCCATATCTGTACCTGCGGTTGCAATGTATTCAAATCACTGATTGCCTTTGAGGATTACGAGATATCTTGGTGGTATCTGGAAGGCGAATGCCTTAACTGTGGTAATAAGGTAACTCTACCCTGTCCTGCAGACAAGCCTGAATGAAGGCATAAAAAAAGAAGCCGCCCCGAAGGGCGGCCTCAGCCTCGCAGTCAATAACTATTCTTTAGTACGTCCGTAATCTTTGCTGTGGACTGATGCCCACTTAGTCAATGGTGCTGCAAGCGCACCGATTAGAACCGCATACTGCGGAGCCATATCAGTGATTAGTGCAACTCCCATAGTCACAGCAGCCGCAGCTACTGCAAGTAGGTAGTCGGTAATCATCTTCTTCTTCTTTGGATCTAAATTAAATTTCTTCACATTTTCCCCCAACGTGGATGTCCAAATCCACTTATATGTACAGGTAGTTTTTTTCTGTTCTTCTTTTTGTACGCTCTCACCTTCAGGCAGACCTCTCCACCATTGGATTGAGAACCTTGTTTGCCATCGGGAACTGTGTTCCCTTCAACTGTAGTGACCGTTCCATCACCATTGTCTTTGACCACAATACCTACGTGGTCAGTCTTATCCCCACCAGGGAAATCAAAGAACGCTATATCGCCAGGCTTAGGCATAGCCGTCTCTGCATTAGACCATTCACCGATACCTTTGAATGACTCAACTCCACCGGGAGTCCAGACTACGTTAGGCATCTTGGCTTTTACCTGAGCAGCACACCACATAACAAAAGAACCACACCAAGGCTGAAGGTCAAACTTAGTAAATTTTCCATACTTGGTCTCGTTATTCTTTGGACCTTCCTTGGTTCCTACCTCTGCGAGTGCTACTTCTACGAATCTCTCTCGCTTGGTTTTCATTACTTATCCTTTAGCAAATCGTAGATAATCTCTACCTTCGCCTCTAATTTTGTGAGGCGATCATTCATCGAGCTTCCGCCATTAGGTTTAAGTTCTGCTAGATAGTGCTTGATTAGCCAACGAAACCCTGCGCCTACGGCAAGGAGTACAGCAAGGAATCCAGAAATGGTTGTGGCCCATTGGTCAACAGTCATTTATTACCCTTTATGAGATAGTGCGGATGGTGATTAAGCAGAGCCCACCAAAGCCTGAGTAGCGCTTGTCGGTAGGTGTCTTGTTGATAAAGTCAATCTCCTCAATAATGCCCGTATAGGTCTCTTGAGTTGATGGCCTAAAGTCTTGGATAACGATGGTATCTCCGTTGCTCTCAATGGCTTCTATGGCCTTTAGACGGTTATATGCAGCCCCTTCATAGCCTGCCTTATTACCGAACTTATCTGACTCGCTATCGAATAGGGAGCACGGATACTGGATAAGGCGCTGACGTGGAACGGCAGGCAAGACCTTGAGCTGATAGCCAGTAAATACTGGACCTAAAGTTGGTTCTATATTATTACGATTGAATATAAATTTAAATGCTAATTATTGCTGTGCACCAATCGGATAACTTATACCAAGCTGACCTACGTCAGAACCTTGAGCATAAGAACCTAACGAATATTCAATATTATTTTGATCTATAGATTTAACAATTAATGAACCATTTTCAGTATTAAATTTAGGAACAACATATTTGAATATCTTGTTCTCTAAGGTGTTGTATCTGACGTAACCAGTTTGGATATAGCCTGATGCAACCAAGCGGGTAGCTGATTCGATATAGACAGCACCATCGGTGGTCGTATGATTTGTACAAAATGCGATGCGATCTGTACCATTTATGAAAGCACAAGCTGTGGTATATCTATCCATATCTGTGCCATAGTAGGTATCCCAAGCATAAGGAAATATCAGTGGCGCTATCTGTGTACCCAAGTCAATGCGGGTAGTACCAGGTGCACCATCTACGTTGGTTGCAGCCCAGATGTAACGATCACGAGCAGCGAAGTCATAGACAGGTTGTTCTGATTCAAAGAGTAGTGGGCCATAGGCAAGTGAGCCATCATCAGATACTGCAGCTACACGTACACCCTTAGATGTACCAATCATCATATAGCCAAGGTAGTAATAAATCTTAAAGACCAGTTCTCCGCTAGGCATCTCTGCTGCAGTGATAGCAGATGTAAGGGTAGGCATAGCACCAGTGGATTGAAGTGTGAACTTCTGAATGTTTGAGTTACTACCCGAGAAGCCTGCTACATAGATAGCAGCACCGGATGATGTGATGCTAGTGAAGTTGAAGTCATCCACTGGG